AAAATTAACAAAAAGAACTACAATTGATTGTATAATATTTTATACAGGTGGACTATTATAGATCTACTGCATAAATATATGTATCATGCGATTAATTTCGTCAGTAAAAGGATTTCTTAATTCAGCAAATGCTCGGGCAGATCAATTGACAGCCATAGCTAAAGGTGCATTATGTTTACCGTCTATTTTATCTAATTTACCAGATTTAGGTAAATCGGTAATGGGTAATATTTTAGCATCAGCCAATAGTATTCTTTCAGATGCAACAGCTGCTATTAGTGGTATTGTTACTGATACAATAGATAATGCAATAGCTAAGATTACAGGCTCGATTGCTGGTGTGCTTAATACTATTACTGGCTTAGTAGCAGAAGTTGCAGGAGCTATCGAGAGCATAAAAAGTTTTGCAGAAGGGCTTAGTAGTAAAGTAAGCGATATTAAAGATTTTACAGCTAGTAAAGAAAACTGCAATTTTGCTGCAGCGAGTTTATTAAATTGTATTGCTAGTCAAGCTCTGGCTAATGTATCTGCTAAAGCTGCAGTTGATGTGAGTAAAGGTCTTGTACCTATAGATGAGTTTGCAAATAGTATATCGGAAAGTATTTTATCACCAGCTGGTGCTATTAACAATACTATTAATAAAACAGCCAACGAGATTGATAGAGCAACTCGCATGGTATCAAAAGCAGATTTATTTTAAAATGTTTGATAGCTTATACATCGGTAAAGTAATTCACGATAGTGATCTTCTATGTAAAGACGACACTGTTCCACAGAATCGTGTAAAGGTTTTTATTCATGGATTAACTCCTTCTATTGAAGAAGATTTCGACCAGCCTCGTGGTAAAACTAATGAAAATACTATGTCTACCCAAGCATTAAATGCTACAGGCCGGGAGTTTTATGCTCATGTGATGATGCCTATTATGGGTAGCGGTACTGGTGCAAAATATAATGCTAATACTGATATTCTAAGTGTAAGTGATACTGGTAACATTACTGATTTAAATGCATGCCCACCTGCTGACGCCTACTCTCATACCCATGATGGTTACTTAGGTGGTAATTCTATAGGTACAGCGGGAGTAAATGTAACAGCTAACGCTTATAGCCCAGATAATAGATCAAACGCATATAAGGGTATGATGGCACTACCAAGTGTAGGTGCTACCGTTGTTGTTTCATTTATTAATAACGAGAGAAGTATGCCAATTATTTTAGGTGTATTGCCAAGTGTAGCTGATGTTGAATCAGTACATGGAGTAGGATTTAACGAAGAAGTCTATCCTAACTATTCAATGGCTTATAGTAATTTAAATAGTGAGTCAATGAATACTGATCCGACGACTCCTGGTAATGGGTCCGATCCTACAGCACCAGGTGGTGGATCAACAATTAAGGAGTCAGCATCTGCAGAGGATACACGACCATATCTTCAACCAGGTGGTGCACCACCACTTGATACGTCTGAAGCTATAGGAACTACTACTACAGCACCTGATGGTACAGTAACTACTACCAATCCTGATGGTACGATAACTATTACTAAACCTGATAAAACAGTAACTACTACTACAAATGATGGTACGGTAACTACACGTAAAACTCTACCCGATGGTACGGTAACAACATCGAAAACAACCGGATCAACAACAAGAACAACAACATTTACAGGTGGTGAGGAAATTATAACCAAGCCACATGAACCACCACCACCTCAATATGTAAAGCGTGGTAATGCGACTGTACGCGTATCAGGAGATTTATCGCGAGCAGAAGCTGAGGCTGCAGCAGATAAAAAATTACGTGAATCAGCAGCAAACGCAAAACGTGCTGAAAAAGCGTGGAGCAAAAACAATAGAATCTCCGATGAGAAAAAGAAAAGCAATATTATTAGGTCTAGGGAACGATATAATAAAATGAGAGGTATAACATATAACGAATAACTAAGATGTTAGATAAAGAAATAAAAAGCCCTACAGAGTTTATTAATGAGCGGGGCCAGACTGTCCTTAACAACAAATCTGGTAGTATTGTGTTTGATGAGAATACTACTCAAGAAAGATTGCAACTTACTCACGCTTCCGGAGCTAACTTAAATTTTAATAATAAGACGGTTAGTACATTTGCTCCTAACAACATGCAAGATTTGACTAAAGGTAATAAGTTTAGCACTACAATCGGTGATAGCTTCAGTCAAACGCAAAGCAATAAAGAAGAGCGTACATACGGAGATCATACTATCATAGCAGGCTCTCCTAAATTTTTTACAGAAGGGTTAAGTGATTCGTGGTTGACTGAAGCACGAGACATAGCTGCAGCTAAAGCAGGACCAGAAAAATTATATGGTGGTGTTGGTAACAATACTGATACAGAGTATCCTATAGATGGTAAAACAGATGCTAATAGTGGCGCTGTAGAAGGAGGTACTTTTGCAACAAATAAAGCTCAAGATAACGTACAGCAGTTAATGGAAGAAAAAGCTGCACCTCTATCAAATATTGAGAAAGAGATGGGTGTAGGTGGTAATATTAAAATGCTCTCTACTAAGCATTTAGTTCTTCAAGCTGGTTCAAAACCTACATCATTCGATTCTGGACTTATTATTAAGAATGGTAGATCTGTTACACAAAAGTATGAATATAAAAATGGTGAGTTGGTAGAGTGTAAAACTAGTGTATCGGTATATGAAAGTAAAGATACGTCAAGTGCAGTACCGTTTGGAGATGTTCAAATTGCAGCTGGTACAAAATTAAGAGCATCAGTTGGATCAGGTGGAATAGGTTTTACATCTAGTGGAGATAATAGTTTCACTGGTACTGGTAGAACTACTATTGGTGGAGCTGAAGTTGCTATTACTGGATCAACAATTGGGGATGCTGGTCGAGTTACTATAGTTAGCGATACAGATATCTATATGGAAGCAGGAGTTATAACAGCTCGTAATGCTCCTAACATTAATGATATAGCTGACAATACCCATACCTTTATAACACCACAAGCAGTCTTTACAGGTAACTTACACGTAGCTGGTGACCTTATAGTTCAAGGTGAGATTATAGCCAATGGTGATATTACAGCTGGAGGCCCTGGTGGAGTATCTCTACTCAAGCATACTCATACTACGATAAAAGAGGGTAAGAAAACCACCCGGCCAAATTAACAAAAAAAAGAGGAGGTCTTTCGACCCCCTCTTAAAGTTATTTGAAGTATTATTAACTTCCAATAAGCTCTTCGAAGCTTGCGTCTGTACGAGTAGCGTAGAAGTTAACTAAGATAAACTCTGCAGTACGTACTGGCTTGAGATAAATGTCAACAATAAGCTCATTCTGATCAATTACTTCTGCTGTATTGTTACGATCATCGCAAACAATCATAAAGTCGTAAAGACCATCAGCAGCTTTAACTCGCTCAAAGAACGGTGTCAATGTATTAACAACTCGTGTCCTCGTAAACAATGTATTGTTCTCAAAGAGGAAGAACTGCATCGTCTTCTTAGTAATCTTCTCAAGATATAAGAATGTACGGCGAACGTTAATACGATCAAATGCACTTGGCTTCCTCAGCAATGTCTTCTGTCCAAAGAATACATTACCTTGATCAGCGAAGTTAGCAATTGGGTTGAGGTTAGCTGTGTAAAGGTCATCACGTTGACGTTGGTTAGGTGTAACAGCGATGTCAGAAGCATCAGTAATAACACCTCTGTTGAATCCAGCAGGTGCACCCCATGGTCCAACAGCAGCATCAGTAGAAGCCATCTTAGCAGCGGCAAATCCAGATGATGGAACCCAAGCATTTAATCCTGTGTAGTTATCAGGAACACTCATCCAGTTAGCATATACAGTAGCATAAGACGTATTGGCTAATTCAAACTGATGTCTAATTGCCCAGTAGATGTCTGTATAGAAGTTCTTAGTAGGATCCTTCTGAACTTTGCTATTTGTACCTGTTACAACTAACTGACGAATTGGATCAGCAATAAATAAGATATCACCACGTCCACCATCTTTGGCAGGTCCTGCAAATGTAGCAAACTTATTGAAGACATTCATATAAGCAGTACGAGCTTGACCACCACTAGAATCAAGATCAGCCGAAGTTCTCAAAGCCTCAATTTGAGTTGTTGTTTTCGTATCGTCGAACCCGGTTGTGGCTGATGAGCTATCCATATACGTATTAATAGTACCGAGACCAGCTTCAGCAATCATACTAATATCAAACTTACGATCGTTACGAATACGATCAAGAGCACGATCAAGTTTACCTGGAATATTACCGATTACTTTCGTTGTAAGATCAACATCACCATAAGAACCTAATGGAACGAGACTGTCTGCTTTGTTAAACCCAAGGGGGAGAGAAGACGTCGCTAAGGAAAGTGTACTCAATCCAGATGCACTTGCTGGGATCGATGATGAATCTACAGCAGCTTTAAGTGCGGTTGTAAACATACGAACCTTAAACTTAGGTGTACCATCATCTTTAAGCTGTACTCCAGTTGTAGCATCTGATACGAACGGATTAACGATAACATCAATGTTACGTGATTTTTCTTCAACAGAATCTAAACTAAAGTTAACCGGTGCACCACCATTGTCTGAATTACGCTGACGGTATTTACCAATAGAGGCATTATAACCTTCCTCAAGAAGGTAATCGAGTTTATTTGATTCTTTCGAAAAAACTGACTGGCGTAATTTAAATACACCTACATTTAATGCATCGTCAAATTCACGTCCACCGATATCATAACCTTCAATACGATCTTCCATTACCTGTGAAACCGATCCGTTAGCAGGATTATTACCAAATTCTGGCGTAGCAGTAAGAGAGAACTCAAACCGTGATGCTGGTACTTCTGTAAAAGATGATGTACCAGTGGCGGGCGCGCCAGTAGTAACTGAAAATACACTCTGTATAGCCTCAAAATTCGTCGCTGGGTTTAAAAGAGTATTGTCAGTTAAACCAACATAATATCCATTAAATTGATTATCAACAACTGATTGAGCTTTATTAACAACAATTACTGCCGCACCACTTAAAGCACCGACAGAATCTAGTGCGAGGCTACTAACAGTTCGACTACCAAAATCAAACAATTGACCATTCTTGAGCTGTAAGTATTGCTCATTAGTAATATCAAACTGAGTTGGCCGGCCTAAGAGATAAGTTCCTGCACCGGAAAGTTCATATGAAGTTTGAGTGAAGCTGCCCCCTTCATCATAAACCGCAGCTGGGTAAGCAAGAACACTTACTTTTGAACCAAACCCTTGACCGCTTGCCGCACCATATGGTAAGCGGTTAACTAGCAAAGAGCCGGTAGAGTTTAAAGCAGCGCGTGCAGAGTGATAAAAATATCTTTCTGCCGGAGTCTTTGGAGTACCGTAGATTTGTTCGAACTCGGAGATATTTCCAAGTCCAATAACTTCATCAGTAGGTCCTTCGGAAGCGAATCCAGCAATATACGTAGTAGTGCCTGTTTGAGCTGTGCGGAGTGATAAATCACTCTCACGAATCTCGACACCTGGAGATTGAATTGTCCTATTAGCCATAACATTATTTATGCTTTTTTGGACAAAAATCTGTAAATTTTTTACCTTAGTGGTTAATAAGTTTTGTATGTATTTGAGAGTAGACAAACGTCATAGAAGATGTAATTTCCTCTGCTGTTCTATAACTATAATTAATACTACCTATTGTAACGGGAAAAGCTTTTGTATATGTAAATTGAATACGTTCGTTATTAAACTCATCAAGACCATACAAAGTCATATCTGTTTGATAATTCTTAAAGTCCTCATCTGAAACTAAATCAGATGCATCATATAAGCCTTCTTTCTCATCATGCATTAAGTCAAGCCACTTATATAATACCCAATAATTGTTAAATCCATTATCAATCGTAAAGTCAACCGTTACTGGTGGGTATGGCTCCCTAGCGTGTGTTGAGTTATATAGATTAGATCCACCATATCTAATTTGTAATGCAGGTACATCTAGTTCTGGTACAACAGCACCATAGACAGAAAACTGAAATGCATCTTCATTAACGTTGTAGGTCTGCCTATCAGTTTTTGAATCTATTTTACGTAAAGCTGGGGGTAATGAAAAGACAAGCTTAAACTTATCTGTTCTGCTTTTATTAAGAAAGGATTGGTCGTTTTGATTTACAGCCATACTGTTATTTAATCTATAGTTGTGTGAACCCTTGATCTATTAGATCATAATAATCATCACCCATATCGTTATCATCACTATTTGCCATGCCCCAATAAACAGGATTAAGATCTGGACTACCACCAGTTACTTCATTATCTGTATATATTGATGTTGGATCCTCAAATAACGATATACCAAAGTCTAAAGGCTCAATAGTCTTTGGGCGACCAGTATCATCTTTCTCTATAATCTCAAAATATTGCTCACATATTTCGTTATCTAGAACATAATAACCATACATCAAAGCCATTACTAAATCATCATGACAACCATGTCTAGCCTTCCAAGTGCCATTAGGATACCGAACAAAGTTGCGGAGCTCTTCTAATGTCTCAGCATCTCGCATCACTATTGATTTAAGATCATTCATCCAATAGCGCATATTAATAATACCTCTATGCTTTGTATTAGTATGAGCAATCATACCTTGCATGCGCTTTTTCCTGTGAGCAGCTCTATTACCATATGATACTAATTTAGGGTAACCCATATCATGCGCCAAGCGATCAACAACTTGAGCACCACAATTGTTACGTTCTACTAACGCAAGTGGGGATCCGTAGTTGCGTAGTATCTTAAAGACTTTGTTACTAAACTCCATTGGAGATATTTTATTGTTACGATAGACTGCTACTTGCCTTACTTCAGCTGGATCAGTAACGTCAAGCATTTGAATAATAGAACTATCCTTTCCTACACCCTCTGCTGTATCAACACCAGCAGCATATATTCTACCCTCTTGAGCTTCCTCCCATACTTTATAGCATCCATCATCTAATGTAACTGCTGGGTCACATATTTGACGCTCCATCATTTCGTATAAAGCGTCATCGATTGAAGCTTCACCAGAGTTAATCCATTCGCAACAGAACTCTTGACGCCACGCTTCGGCTGAACCAATCGTTAACTTTGTACTGTCAGCCCATTTCTCATCACGACCTGGCACTTCATTCCACAATATTTTTCCATATGCCCACCCATTCTCTCCTGTCTCAGCACCATTATATAATCTATAGAAAAGATTCTGAGTACCATTAGCAGTTGAACATACAAATGCTTTAGATTTCTTAGATGAAGAGATAATTGGAAAGACAGATTTCCAAAACTCATCAACCAGATGAGGTTCAATGAAGGCCATCTCATCAATTACTAAACAATTTACAGACTGACCTCGAGCAGCTGTACCTGTAGTAGTCGTAATACCAATACGAGAACCATTTTCTAGAGTCATAGACGTCTTCGCATATTCTTTAACTGGTGACTTAAGCCAATTGGGCAGCTCTTCATAGGCCATTCTAACTCGTGAAAAGATTTCAATAGCAGTGGCTTCTTTGTTCGCGACGAGCAGAATGCGCTGATCTTTTAGGAAGATAGCTTGCCATAAAAGATAAATTGTCATCAAAGTAGACTTACCAATCTGACGTGATGCTAATAAAATATAGAAGCGATTATCTCTCATCGCCCTTAGAGCCTTCTTTTGAGCCGGATATAGTTTAATTTTTTCTTTACCTGAATCCAAATTAACAATATGGAAAAAATTCTCAGCAAAATATAAGATATTGTTTTGAGCTTTCTTAAGAGCTTTAACTTTATCTGGTGTATATTCTCCTTGCCAATTCCTATTAGGTAAATTATCATTACCCATATAGTACATACCTGTATCTTTTTTAGCCATAGACTAGACATATTTAATCTCAAACTTTTATTTTACAACTATTACTTGTTTTAAGTAACGTTTGACATAAATATTAGCATGGCTAAAAAGAACGACCTTACGGATCTCGGCGAGGTTTATGGTAACCTTGGTAATGAGGCTGCTGTTGTTGCTGAGAATTTAGAAGCGCAAACAGTTGGCGATACAAACGCCAATACAGGTAATGCAGATATTCAACCAGGAGGCCCAACGAAAGAAGGTGGGTTTGAAGAATCAGAAGTTGATATTAAAAAGGTAGGAGACAAAAATCCATACAATGTAAAAGGACTTTCTTATGGAGATGATAACTGTCCCACTCTTGAGACGGAGCAACCGAAAGAGCAAGAGGCTGGAGAAAAGAAAGATGATCCAGAGAGTTCAACAGAAGAAGATGAAGAAGAAAGTTCAGCAGAAGTACTTGAAATTGCGCGGGAGGGACTAAATAAATATATGGCCAATAAATCTATTTTTGATGAACTCTATGCCAAAGTCATTAACGAAGACTTCGGAATGGAAGAAGTTGACGACCTTGATGCTCTCGGTATTGAAGATGCAACTCCTGATGAGGATCTTGCTGACGAAGGTGACGATGCAGAAGAGGAAGTAACAATTACACTTGATAAAGAACTTGCACAACACCTTTGTGATATTCTTAAAGCTGCATGCGGAGAAGAAGTTGACGACGATGCTGATGAAGCTGCTGATGATACGGAAGCTGATGATGCAGAGCCTGAAGACTATGAGATGGGTATGGAAGCGGAAGAAGATAACGAAGGTGAGCCTACTGCTTTCAATACTCATTACAATGATGGAAAGAGTAATAAAGTCGGTAACACTGGAGAAGGCTTCGGACAACCTAAAGTTCAGCCAATGAACAAAGTACATCACAAGCCAGCTGCTGGACCTTCTGACAAGGGAGGCGAGCCTAAGTCTCATTCCGGAAGTTATAATGATGGAAAAAATAACAAAGTTGGTAATCAGGGCGATGGTTTCGGCCAGCCTAAGGTAGAGCCAATGAACAAAGCTGTTAAGGCATAATTAACTCTAGCATATAATTTAAGAGACTCGTGCTTAAGCACGAGTCTTTTTTTGTATATTGATACAACTAGCATAAATATATACATGCAGACATTCAAGGAGTACTATCAGGGTAATCAAATGATGAATGCTAATGCTACATCTGCACGTAAGGGTGGTAAAAGTATTATGCGCTCTGGTCGTAAACATGAGAATCTAACAAGAAAAGAATATGGTCATAAATGTCCTCATGTTAGAAACCTTATAAACGGTGGTGCTGGTTCAATCAATCTATTAGGACAACCTCTTACGAATTCTTTACAGATGTATGGTATGGAGTTTGAGCCAGGTACAGTAAAGGGTATCGGTAACTCTGGTGTAGAGATCGAAATGTTTGAGAATGAAGAAGGTCACCCACAAGCTATTCTTCGCAAAAAAAATAAAATAAATGGCTTGTAATACTAACAGATTAAACTGCTCACCAGAAGAGGTGATGATGGCCGCTAGCTTACCTTGCGGTGAGTTAGTGAATGCAGATAATTTACAGGCCGAACAACTAGTATATGATTTAGCCTATCGTGATTTGATTAACAATCATGGTATTAATATTAACTATTATATTAAACCGTTTAGTTTATCTGCTGCTAATATGCTATATGGTGAGGAGCCCACAGCAGTATTCGAAGCTGCATCTGGTATGCAGATGTATGTAGAGCTTTCTCAAGACGCATTAGCGCTTACACAATTTGGCTTTGATCCTGGTGATGAATTCACTGGCTTTTTACACATTGAGACATTCCGTAGTGTGATGAGTGGTAGTGATTCGTACACTACTTTAGAGGACGTTGAGCCTAAATCAGGTGATCTGGTTGAAGTGACTGGTTTAGGTTGTGATAGACCAGGAGGTCGTTCTGCTAATATATATGAGATTACAGAGCGTAGGGATGAAGATATAGCCACTATCAATCCTATACTAGGCCATTATGTATATCGTATAAGGGCTAAGAGATTTGAGTACTCATTCGAGCCTAATGCACCTCAAGAAGCTAAAAACGAGCAAGTATATGATGATTCAAAGTTTGGCACTCTCAGTACTAATATTAGTGAGGATAGTGTATCAGATGCTAAGACTTACAATTGGGACGTTGATGAAGATTCGAAAGAAAACGTTTACGATATGGATGTAAATGATAATGACATCTACGGTTCTTATTATTAATAAAAAAAAGCCAGGAGTTAACTCCTGGCTTTTTATCCATAGGCTACTAATTATTTCTTCTTACGATTTTTCTTATTTGTATCACGTTTAGCAGCACTTGGTGGAGTCTCACTAGTTACTGATTGTTCTTGGACTGGTGCTTGTTGTTCTGGTTGTTCTGGTTGTTTGGGTTGTTGTAAGAGCGATCCGACAATCCCATTCACATCAAACATCTGCGATACATCATCATACGGACACTCATGTATAGCGCCTGTAAAGTTATAATCATATAAGTATGAGTCAATAGTACCCTTAGGAAATTCAACTGGTGCTTTAATATTGGTATGAATATCATAACCAAACACTTCTGGCTGTGTAGCTACCCAAACCACTGTTGATGGTTTACCCATAGCAGCAGCAGCATGTTGGAAAGAAGAATCAACAAACAAGCAGCGATCAGCAAAACGAATCATATTAAACAGATTCTTCTTAGGCACAACCTTTTCGTATCTAATTACATCGTTCAACTTATGGTGGAAGTCATAGCAAATGTGAATAATTTGATAATGTTCTTTTAGTTGGTTAACTAATTCTTGAGCAACCTGTGGATGAATATCACGCGACCATGAATATGGATCAGCTTGATGTTCTTTACCTGGACCTCCAAATGGTTGGAAGAGTAATATTGGTTTCTGTTTAGGAATCTGCGCTAATTCCGGATCTATATATCCTGTCTCACGCATATTCATTGGTAAATTAGGCACTTCTCCTTTGTAATTAATACCTATCATCTCACACCAGCTAATTATAAGATGCTTCTGTTTCTTAATATGGGATGTTTGCTTATATGGCTCTTGAGAAAATACCACCGTATCCTTACCATAGACATAATCTTCATAGAAGTATGGTACATTACCTAATCGATATACTCTCTCAATATCCTTGTTGCCGAGAAAGATCTCGGGCCAAGCACACACTACAATAATTTTAGTAGTTGGATGGTTATTCTT